TATGGTTTAACAACTATTACGCTGCTGCTAGAAGCATCACAGATAACTTTGCAACACTTTACTTTCAACAACCTCATGGCATGTATGTCGGCCAAAGCGTAATCATCACTAATGCCGGATCACCTTTTAACGGCACAAAGACAATTACTGAAATTAACGGCGCAGTCCAAGTATCTGCATTAAACTACCAAAACTATTCATTGACGGCTTATAACTATTCCATAACTTATGCAGCCACAGGCGCAAACCAAGTTAAAAACCCAATACAACCTTTTGCCACAGTAGCGGCTACAACTAACATTGACTTTGCAACAATCCCAGAAATTAGAGAAGCATCACTTCTAATTGCCGTTGACATATACCAGTCAAGACAACTTTCAAACGCTGGTGGAGTAAGCCCTGATGGATTCACCCCCTCACCTTACCGCCTCGGGAATACTTTACTCGCACGCGTACGAGGTTTGCTTGCGAATTACTTAAACCCAAGTGGACTAGTCGGATGACAGTTGCCGTCACAACTCTCCGTTCTACCATTGCAACGGCTTTAAGTAATCCGGCGGTATGGCAGGTGTTCTCTTTTCCACCTGCCTCACCGCTGGCCAACAGCGTAGTGGTAGAACCTGATGATCCTTATATTGTGCCAAGCAATAACCAACATATAACTGTTGCACCTTTGGCTAATTTCAGACTAAAACTTTATTTACCTTTACTTGACAATCAAGGCTCGCTTCAAGACATGGAAACATTTATTGTTGACGTGTTTACTAAACTAGCGGCATCATCGCTAAACTATAATATTGGCTCTGTGTCTGGTGTGTCAGTTGACTCAACAGCTGGAGACATGCTCACGACGGAAATACGTCTGAGTTTACTTACGAGTTGGAGTTAAAATGACCGATCTAACACCTGAGGATTTGGCTTTTCTTAAAAAGATTGGTCAAATCGACACCACCCCAAAGGCATCAGCCAAGAAAGACGAGGAATAAACAATGGCAATTTTTCTAAACAACAAGGTTGGCTTTAAGTTAAATACTGTTGATCTATCAGATCACGTTACAGCGTTTACGCTTAATAGACAATCAGACCAACTAGAAGTAACTGCAATGGGCGATACAGCACACAAGTTCGTTACCGGACTTTCAGCTGACACCATTACAGTATCATTCTTAAATGACACAGCTGCGGCATCAGTTCTTGCAACACTACAAGCAGCCTACGGCACAACAGTAGCGTTCAAAGCAATTCAAGATAAAGTGCCAGCAGTATCAGCAACAAACGTTTTATACACAGGCACAGTTCTAGTTGACAACATTACAGATATTGCTGGCGCAGTAGCAGATGAAGCGATGATTGACATCACCTTTACTTGCCAAAGCACAACAGCACTAGCGACAACAGGCACATTCTAAACAACTAAAAGAAAAGGGCTAACATGGCAAAGTTAAGAATAGTAAGGGTGGATGGTAGCGATACCACTCACACAATCACACCAGCAATAGAGTTCGCATTTGAAGCATATGCAAAGAAAGGCTTACACAAAGCCTTCCGTGAGGATGAGAAGCAGACCGATGTTTATTGGCTTGCTTGGGAATGTATCCGTAGATCGGGAGAAACTGTTAAGCCTTTTGGCGCAGACTTCTTAGATACGCTTGTGCGTGTGGAAGTTCTTGATGATGACCCTTTGGACTAACTAGGGATACTCTCCATTACCTCATTGCAAGAATGAGTTTGGAAACGGGTATCCCTGCACAATCCTTTATTGACATGGATGTGCGAATGTTCAAAACTTATTTAATGGCTATGAAAGATAGGGCGAAGGAGATGAAGGATGGCAACAACGCTAAAAGGCGCTAGTCAACTTCGCACCGCCCTTCGCAAGTTTGAACCGGATTTAGCACTAGAGATGCAAACTGAAGTGGCTGCTTTACTAAAGCCTATTGTTAAGAAGGCACGCGGGTTTATTCCTTCAGATTTCACACCTTCGCATTGGCGTGGTGAAACTAAGACAGGCAAGTGGCCTATCTATAACGCAACTCTTATGCGTAGAGGTATTGGCTACAAAACTACACCAAGCAAGCCAAACAGACGTGGCTTTTCTTACGCAGCTTCTATTGCTAACAAGACCGCATCTGGCGCTATCTTTGAAACCGCAGGGCGCAAAAACCCCGGCGGCATGCAGAAAGCACCTAAGGGAACAGCTAAAACTAACAAGAACTTTAGCCACTCAAACAACCCATTAGCAGGATCACAGTTTATTTCAGCGTTAGATAATGCCAGTCCATTAAAGCAAGGCAATACACGCTCAGGCTCAGGCCGCCGTGGTCGCTATATGGTTGGCCGCTTAATTTATCGTGCATGGGCTGAGGATGGCGGCAAGACCAACGCAGCAGTTATTAAAGCCATTGAAGGCGCAGCCAATAAGTTTAGAGCAAGGGTAGGTTAGTTATGGCAACAACAGACTTAATGATTGGTATTGGCGCTGAATACAAAGGCAAGGCAGCGTTTAAGAAAGCCGACAAAGACATTCTTGGCCTCTCGGCTGGTATTAAGACTCTTGCTAAAGCCTATATTGGCTTGGCTGGCGCACAAAAGGCTTTTCGATATTCCACAGCTTCAATTAAAGCGTTTGCTCAAGATGATGCAGCAGTCCAAAAATTATCTAGAACCCTTGACAATCTAGGGCTTAGTTACGAACAAACAAACGTAGAAAACTTTATTGCCGGACTAGAATCTACTTACCACGTTGCTGATGATCTATTACGCCCAGCCTTTTCTAAACTTGTTCAGGTTACTCAGTCCTACACAAAGTCTAAAGAATTACTTACAGTTGCACTCAACGCCTCAGCAGGCGCAGGCGTAGATTTATCTACAACTATCTCAGATTTATCACAGGCATACGTTGGCAATCTTAAAGGACTTAAGAAATACAATCTAGGACTCACTAACGCAGAATTAGCCACTAAGTCTTTTTCTGAGATACAAGCATTATTAAACAAAACTTTTGCTGGCCAAGCATCTTTAGCAGCTGACACTTATGCTGGAAAGTTAGACGCATTAACTATTGCTTCGGGCAATGCAAAAGAGATTATTGGTAAAGGTTTAGTGGATGCTATCAGCACAGCCTTTGGCAATGGCGATATTGAAAAAGCCACAAAGAACATAGAAGCAATGGCTGGTGGCATAGCCGAAATAGTTAGAGGGCTAGGCGATGTGGCTCGTCTTAGCGGCTTTAGCCTTCTATCAAATGTCTTTGGTGCGTTAGCCAACAAGCGCAATGCCCTTGCAACTAAAGATAGAGTCTTTGATCCACGCACAGGCAACATGCCAGATATGTCGCTTGCGGCATTAAAAGTTATTGCACAACGTAAAAAGGCAGATGCAGAAGCCGCTAAGCGTCAAAAGGAACTAGCATCGCTAGCGCAGAAGCAAGTTAAAGCACTCAAAGACCAGACTGCATTAACTAAAGCCAAAGCGGTATTAGATCAATCCTCAGCCGTATTTAACATGGATTTAATCCAAAACACAGCTGCGCTTATGGGTAAGGTCACTGCTGATGAAACTCTCAGACTTAAACTTCAGCAAGCAATTCTTTTAGGCAACTCAACAGAAGCAGGCAACCTAGCGCAACAATTATTAGCATCTCAATATGCGGCTATGAAGTTATCCTCAAGCAATCCTCTAGGTGGTTTCACCGATGCCCTTCTAGCTGCTTTAAAGGCTGTTAAAGATTTGAGAGATGAACTTGCTTTGCTTGGCGCACCAAAAGTTTTAATTCCTTCAACAATAATAAATAATGGTAGTTGGAATGGGTTTGGTATGGGCGGTAACAACACACCAGGCACAGAATTCCCTGATATGAACTTACCTACGGACAATCCAATTCAAGAATATGTAGATGATTTTATGCGCAGAAACCAAACAACCGGTGCTTTAACTAATGTCATAATTTCTATTGACCCTGACGCAGCGGCTCTTGGCATATCCGCAGCAGTTGTAAACAACGCAGCCAACGGCAATTCTAATGACTTCCGCAGGACTGGCACAGGTTTTTAATGACATATCCCGTAACTGTTGGGGTCAGTTTTGATTTCAGTTCTGGACCAATTTTTGGAATTTCCTTTACGCTTGACGATCCCGATAATGGTATTTTAGGAGTAAACGTATTAGGAGATGTTGCTTCCGATACTGTGGACATATCTAATCAAGTCGGCAAGATAAGCATTAGACGTGGTTACAATTTATTGCAAGACCAATTTCAAGCTGGCACAGCAAGCATAAGGGTTTATGATCCAACAGGCGCATGGAATCCACAAAACCCTGCATCTCCTTACTATGGGAAGTTAATTCCCTTGCGTAAGATGCGTGTAACGGGTAATGGCATATATTTATTTTCAGGTTATACAACAGCTTATAACTACACTTACCCTCAAGACCAAGATATTGGCTTTGTAGATATTGAATGTAGCGATGCTTTTCGATTGTTTAACATGGCCAACATAACTAGCGTTACAGGCAGTTCAGCAGGACAAACAACAGGGGCGCGAATAGACGATATTCTTGACACAGTATCTTGGCCAGCATCTATGCGGGATGTTAATACTGGAGATTCCACAGTTCAAGCAGACTCTGGCACAGCTCGCACTTCGCTATCTGCAATCAAAAATGTCGAATTCTCAGAGCAAGGCGCGTTCTATATAAGTCCTGGCGGTAACGCCGTATTTGATGAGCGCAGTTTTATCATTTCTAAGTCTGGACAAAATCCAACCACCTTTGCTAATGACGGCTCAGGCATAGGCTACGTCAACATAGTTTTTGCTTTTGATGACAAGTTAATCATTAATCAGGCTTCTATTACACGCACTGGTGGCACAGCCCAAACTGCTACAAATGCAGATTCTATAACTAAGTATTTTCCCCACTCAGTTAATTATTCCGATTTAGTAGTTGAAACCGATGCTGAAGCGTTAAACATAGCACAAACCTATGTGGCTACACGCGCAGAAACTACCATCCGTATTGACGCAATTACCCTTGATCTGAACACTCCATCCTACACCGCAGGCATCTCAGCTGCGCTTAACCTAGATTTTTTTGACACGATGGCTATTCTTAACGTGGCGCAAGATGGCACTACTATCCAAAAAACTTTGCAATGTATGGGAATTCAACATGAAATAACACCTAGCAGTTGGAATACCACCTTTGTAACGTCAGAACCAATAGTTGATGGTTTCATCATAGGCAGTTCTTTATACGGTATAATCGGCACGTCAGTAATGACATATTAAGGGGATAAGAAATGGCAGCAGGATTAGGATTCAAGACTTTTAACACTGGTGATGTTCTCACCGCTGGAGATACCAATGGGTATTTAATGCAAGGTGTTCTAGTTTTTGCGGATGCCGCAGCTAGAGCCACTGCAATTACTTCTCCTCAAGAAGGCCAAACAACTTACCTTAAAGATACCGACGTTATCCAAGTTTATTCTGGATCAGCTTGGGTTACTAAATCTGGTGGAAGTTCACCTTTAACAACAAAAGGTGATTTGTATACTTATTCAACCACTGATGCACGTTTAGGTGTTGGCACAAATGGTCACATATTGACGGCGGATTCAACTCAATCGACCGGAATCAAGTGGGCAGCTGCCGCTAGCGGTGGAAAAGTTTTACAAGTCGTTAGCACTACTTATGCAACCTCTAAGACTATTGCTTCAGCAACTTTAACTGATACTGATTTAACTCTTTCAATTACACCAACATTAGCTACAAGCAAAATATTAGTTTTATTTTCCCAAAATTATTGGTTATCCAATACAAGCGGCAATGAAACTGGATTCGGTATGGTTTTGCTTAGAGGTGCAACTAAAATATTTGACATGGATCAAACTGGTTACAACGTCAAATACGATCAAGTTGTTGGGGCAACACAAATTAACGATATTGGTTATGTTTCAATTCAATATCTTGATAATCCAGCAACAACTTCTAGCACAACTTATAAAACACAAGGGAGAGTTTTTAGCACATCTCTTGGCAAACAAGTTATTTTTCAGTCAAACTCATCTCCAGCATCAATGATTCTCATGGAAATAGGTGCATAATGAACCAATATTTAGTCAAAGCAATACAAAAATTAAAACCAACTGCTGAATTTTCATTTCAAAACAATGATTATTCAACAATCAAATGGGATGTGTTAGAAGGTGAAGCACCTAGTCAAGCTGAAATTGATAAAGCCATTGCAGCAATAAAATTGGATGAAACAAATGAAGCAAAAGCACAAACAACAGCCAGAAATGCTGTTTTAGAGCGTTTAGGCATTACTGCTGATGAAGCGGCTTTGCTTCTAGCGTGAAAGCAAGACTTAGCAAGAGTGTTATTCAGCTTCGCGAACAAGTAGATGACACATATCCGAACCGCGACCGCAGAACTGACGGCACAATCGGCGATGCTAAACACGACAGTAAATCAGATCATACGCCTGATGCTGCTGGGTGGGTTCGTGCCGTTGACATTGACGCAGACCTCACAAACCACAAATCTGAAAGTATCTACTTGGCAAATCAGATTCGTGCATATGCAAAGTCTGACCCTGCTAAACGCATTAGTTATGTCATACATAACCACAAGATTGCCAGCCGCATCCTTAACTGGAAATGGCGTAAATACTCAGGCATTAACCCACACACCAGCCATATCCACATCTCTTTCAATAAAGGCAAGGCTGACAATGATGGTTCTTTTTTTGAAATACCTATGTTAGGGAGTAAGCAATGAAGCATCCTATGTTCCTTATGTCCGGTGCGTTCTTAGCAGCTTGGGCTGCAAGTAATTTCTCACTTGATTACCGCGCAGTTCTCTGGGCTATCCTTGCCGGAGTCTTTGGATATGCGACACCTAAGAAATGACAATCTCTAGCGCAAACTACACAATAACAACCACAGCCGCAGTAGTAGTGGCCAATGACCAAGCAGCTGAGGAAGTCCATTTCCATTCATCATCAGGCACGTTGTATCTTGGCGGTGCTGATTTAACTGTTGCTAATGGTTATCGCATGGACAATGGCGATAAGGTTGTAATTCAGAACCACGGCAACGCAATTTACGCCATGACTTCTGCTGGCACATCAAACCTTTCAACGCTAGTTATTCAGAAGTAATGCAAGCGCAAGACTGGGCTGCCCTTAGCGTTAGCCTAGTAACTATTGTTGGTGCATTTGTGGCCTCAGTTCGCTGGTTAGTTAAGCATTACCTAAGCGAACTTAAGACCAATGGTGGTTCATCACTACGCGATCAAGTTGATAAATTAGAGGTGCGTGTCGATACCATTATAGAGATGTTAAATAGGTAACACTTATACTATGGCTCGCAGAAAAGTGATAGACGTTACAGACTATTCAGCTCTGGATCAATACTGCATAGGCCTCAATGAGTATTACAAATCCCTTAGACGTGCTGGCTTCAGCGTAGATCACTCACTATTTTTAATCACAGCACCGCAAACCTATCCCGCGACAATCCTGCCCACACCCAATTGGCTACCGGAACAACCCGGTTACTACGAGGATGACGAGGACTAACCTTGAAAATCGTGGTGATAAGCGACTTACAAGTTCCCTTTCACAACCCAAAAGCTGTCCAAAATGTGGCCACATTTATCCGCAGGTTCAAACCTGATGAAGTTATATGCGTTGGTGATGAGATTGATTTCCAGACCATCAGCCGCTGGAGTTCAGGCTTTGACGAACACTCCAAGACAATCGGCAAAGACCGAGATATGTGCGTCGATGTTATGTATGACTTGCAGATCACACAACTCTCAAGAAGTAACCACGGCTCAAGGTTATTTAACGCCCTTTCTACTAGACTGCCTGGACTGATAGGCGCACCAGAATTAGAGATTGAGAACTTTCTACGCTTGCCAGAATTAGGCATTACCTATCATAAGAAGCCTTACGAGATACCCGGCACTAACTGGATTATGGTGCATGGCGATGAGCAGGGCATAAAGCCACAAGGGGGTATAACAGCCCTAGAAGCCGCCAAACGGCATGGAAAGAGCGTAGTCTGTGGACATACTCACAGGCAAGGAATATCCTCTTATACGCAATCCTCAGGCGGTTTAGAGGTATCACGGCTAACAGGGTTTGAAGTAGGGCATATGATGGATACTAAGCAGGCTTACTACACTAAAGGCACGTTCAACTGGCAGGCAGGCTTTGGCGTGTTGTATGTGGATCGTAAGCGTGTATTGCCTATCGCTGTGCCTATCGAGAAGGATGGCTCTTTCATGTTTGAGGGCAAAGTCTATGGCTGAGAGCCTATGCGGTGAGGAATGGCTAAATTTCGAGGATGATTTCGTTATCAAATTGTTATCAAAAAAGACCACAATGAGGTTGAAATAGCCTTGACATAGTGCGACCCTTTAGGTGTTGGCGAAGCAAAGTAGCCGACACAAAGGGGCTACAAATGAACAGAACTGAAACCCTAGATGCGTTAGATGACTTAATGCAGACTATGACTGATCTAGGCAATGAAGATTTATCAAAGGTATTTCATAACTTATACCTAGAAATTGAAACCCTTGATTTCTCACAGCTAGTCGAATCTACGATTGACCCAACAGCCGCAATCAGAAATGATTACATGTGCGGTTTTTGCCATCTCCCAGTTGTCGCAACTCACTGCTATGGATGTGGCGATTACAAAGGTGTATTGACTGCTGCTGAATATGCAAAGTTTGTGGCTGCATAATGAACGTAACTTATTGGGAGTTGGCGGGCTTCTTAGCAATGACACCGGGCGTTGTTTACATCGCTTATTGGAAAGGCTGGAGTAAAGGCAAGCGCGAGGGTTATCATGCTGGCCGCGCCGTAAGCCGTCATCCGGTTAATAATGATCGCTAAAGAAATACTACAAAGTGCCACAGATGTTATCTGCGACAGAGGCGCAATCTATGGCCATCCGAAAATCAATCAAACACGAATTGCCATGCGGTTGCAGCTGCTTCTCGACACACCAGTTGCAGATTATCAAGCATGTTTGGCACTCGTCGAAGTTAAACTCGCACGAATACAAGAAAGCCCCCACTTTCTCGATTCGTATATCGACGCGTGTGCGTATCTCGCACTCGCTGGCATGCTCGCAACCGAAGGAGAATTAGATGGCATTTAACCTGAATGATTATGAAACAGTAGAGGAAAGAATAACTAAGTTTTGGAAGGAGTATCCAGATGGAAGGATTGAAACTGAATTATTGGAAGCGGGTGCAGGTCGTTTTATTGTTGAGGCTCGCGTATTTCGGACTGAGGCTGACACAAAACCTTATGCAACCGATATGGCGGCAGAGTCATTCAAAGCAGAAACTTCGCTCGCTGAATTTGCGCTTGAACGCTGCTCTACTAGCGCAATCGGCCGCGCTCTTGCGACTGGCGGATTCGCAACTAAAAAGCGTGCTTCCAGAGAGGAAATGGCCAAAGTCAATAGAGTTACCAATGAGGAAAGAAGTGCAGTAATAGCAGATGCACCATTAGCAATCAATAACACTTGGGATGAGTTTGTTAGTGAGAAGCCAATACAAGAGGTTGTTCCATTAGCAGAAGCAGCTGACGTAGTGCAGCAATCCTTTGGTGATGCTGAGCCAATTCCTACATGTTCTCATGGCCAGCGCGGAATTAAAATGGGCGTTACTAATGGCAGAGCGTGGCGTGGCGCGTATTGTGCTGATCCACGATTGCCAAAGTCAGAAGAATGTCAAGCAATTTGGTATGTATTATCCAAAACCACAGGCAAGTTCCGATTACCGGAAGGAGTTGAGTAAATGGGTTATGCTGAAATAGTAAGACCAGATGGCACAGTCGAATTCTACGGCGATGTGCCAATGCTAGTCTGCCAAATGTGCAACAACATTCCTGACCAGGATGAAGGCGTTTGGACAGTTAGTCTATCACCGCTGCAATGGCAATGCGAGAAATGTCATGCCGTTAATGGCTAATCATCGCAAACACAGGGGCTACAAAACGCAACGTGTAGTAGCTGACTGGTTGAGGCAATGGTATCCCTACGCTGAGTCCACCGGGGCAGGCAGACAAGGCGAGGATATAACCGGGATACCATTCTCAATAGAGGTAAAGGCACGATCTGATTTCTCACCACTTGCTTGGATTAAACAAGCTGAGGCCAACAAAGGTGGTAAACTTGCCTTTGTAGTTAGCCGCTGTAATGGACAGGGCGAAAACGCTGAGGAGTATTTAGCCTTCTTGCGGCTTGGTGATTTGATGAAACTACTCCAAGACCGCGCACCCAATAATGAACCTACCAGATG